TAAAGATGGCGACAGGGTAGTTCTCATTCGGCATCCGCATGGAGGAACGTTCGAGATTCCGGAATTGGTTGTGAACAATCGCAATCGTGAGGCTCGTAAGATTCTGGGTCGTAATCCTCGCGATGCAGTTGGAATTCATCATAAGGTTGCCGAACGTTTGTCTGGTGCAGACTTTGACGGAGACACAGTTCTCGTTATCCCTAATCCCCACAAGCAAGTAATTCATACCCCCGCCCTTGAAGGACTGAAGGGTTTCGATCCTATGAAGTACAAGTTGCCCGAGGATTCTCCCATTCCTCGTATGACTAAAGCGCAAAAGGGTATCGAGATGGGTAAGATCTCCAACTTGATTACGGACATGACTCTTCGAGGCGCAAGTACAGAACATCTCGCTCAGGCGATTCGTCATTCCATGGTTGTCATCGATGCTGAAAAGCACGGACTCAATTGGAAACTATCAGAGCATGACAATGGAATTCCCGCTTTGAAGGAAGAGTATCAAGGAGGAAAGAGGGCTGGTGCCAGCACGCTGATCAGTAGAGCGGGCGCGAAAGTTTTTGTTCCTCATAGAGTAGAACGGCCTATGCGAGACGACGGTCCTATCGACGCAGCTACGGGTAAGAGAGTTTGGGTGCCAACGGGGCGTATGGTTCCAGAAAGAAAGACTCGAACCGTAACGGATCCGGTTACGGGTGAGAAGACCAGAGTTAAGGTACAAGTTGGGATGAGACCCCAAATGCAAGAGTCTAAGAAACTTGCAGAGACTGAGAATGCTTTTACTCTTGTTGGGGTACCTGGAAAATTTGCCCCCCATCCTATGGAAGTTCTGTATGCTACTCATGCTAATAGATTAAAGGCTATGGCGAATGCATCGAGGAAAGAAGCCCTACGTACCCCTAATACAAAAAGATCCCCCTCTGCCGCCAAGGTGTATGCCGATCAAGTGAAAACTATTGAGGCTAAATTAGATCTTGCTGAAAGAAACGCCCCCTATGAAAGACAAGCCCAGAACCTTGCCAACGCCGCCTGGACCCAGGTACGCCAGGCCAATCCACACATAGAGAAGGAAGAACAAACAAAGATCAAACAACAAGCGTTGAACCGGTACCGGCTTAGAGTAGGCGCCAATAAAGATGACATCCGCCTTACTCAAAAGGAATGGGACGCCATCCAAGCTGGCGCGCTTAGCCATGACAAACTAGAACGTGTTCTTAAGCATAGCGATCTCGATACAATCAAGACGCTGGCTATGCCTAAGACTACACCTAAGCTGTCTGCTACAGCGCTAAGTCGTGCTCGACAAATGGAAGCTTCCGGGTATACCCAGCAAGAGATAGCCGATCACTTGGGTATTGGATTGACCACACTCAAGGTGGGTCTCAGTGAGTGAGGTGATGAAGCATGGCTGAGACTGAGCAACCAACTGAGTACATGTTGACAACAGTGGACAATCCATTTGATCCTTTCACTAGATTCGACGAATGGTATGAGTATGATGTGAAGATGGGTTACAACAGTTCCGCCTTCCTCGATCGTATAGCAAAGGTTTCATATGACTTGTCCGAGCCCGACCAGGCAGCTCTGATACAAGATGCAATTGATGAGATTGTCCAGGAGAACGTGTCTGGTATGTGGAGAAAAGTTTCAAGAGAAGATGTGAAGACATTAGACATCTACAAGGTGCATGGAGAGAACGATGCCAACAACACAGTTCGATCCGAAGAATCCTGAACGAGGTTGGCATGAAGCAGAATCGTTACGACCACCACGCCACTGGCAATGGTTACAACAAATAGTAGATTGGTTGTGGAGAAAAAATAAATAAAAAATCAAAAAATAAAAATTCGGGAATTATATTTTATGGGGGAGGGGGGTATACAATAAAACCACCCCCCCTATTCATCGCCCGGCTTCCAAAAAAGTCCCCGGCGGTATATTTGGCACAAAGTCTTTGATTTTAGGGGGTTAAAACTAGGTGCAAAGTAGGTTGAATTCGTCTGAAACATGAAGGGAGGTCGCGTGCCATCGCGGCGAAGAGTATCAGAACCCAAGCAAACTCGCCGGAAACCCGCGACAACTCCTGAGCATCGTGAGAATCAGCTGGTTTCCAAGGCGGTGGATCTCGCCGAGAGACAGATCGTGGCTGGTACTGCTTCTTCTCAGGTCATCACGCATTTTCTGAAGCTCGGTTCGACTCGAGAACGACTCGAACAACAGCGACTCGAACATGAGAACGAACTTACACGGGTCAAGATCGAGGCAATCGAATCTCAGAAGCGTGTTGAAGAGCTTTACGCCGAAGCTCTTACGGCAATGCGCTCTTACGCGGGAGCGTTGCCGGTTCCCGAAGTCGATGTCGAAGGTTAGGAGATATTCGGAGCTCCGTCGCTTGGAGACATTCGAAGAACGCTTCGAGTATCTTCGATTGAAAGGCCAGGTCGGAGAAAGAACCTTCGGTTTCGATCGATGGGTCAATCAGGGCTTCTATCATTCATCGGAGTGGAAGGCGATCAGAAACCATGTCATCCTTCGCGACAACGGATGCGATCTGGGTGTCGACGGCTATGACATCCATTCGGGTTTGGTCGTTCATCACATGAATCCGATTTCCGTCGATGACATTCTACACGGCGAAGCGTGGATGTTCGATCCGGATTATTTGATCACGACGTCGCATCAGACACACAATGCGATTCATTACGGCGATGCAAGCTTGCTGCCGAGAGGTCCGATTGTAAGAACGTCCGGCGACACGACACTCTGGTGAAAGGAGGGGCATGGCTAGTATCAATACGCAGCCTTCGGTACTAGATCTATCGTTATATGCCGGAGATGGTATCGAGTTTCGACTGATTTGTACTGATAGTAACAATGCTCCGATCGACATCGGTGGTACTGTGGAAGCACAGATTCGAGCCGATCGTCTCAACCAGGATGCGCCCTTGGCCACGTTCACCATCGGTATGCTGGATGCGTATCAGGGCATAATCGTGCTTTCGCTGGATGGAGATCAGACACAAACGCTGGTTGGAGCGGCAGGAAAGTTCACGGGCGTGTGGGATGTACAGTGGAGACCGCAAAACGGTCCTGCTCGAACACTCTGTCAGGGTAAAGTAGAGTGCGTTGCCGATGTCACAAGATAACGTAACCGTAAAGGTTGAAACCAAAAAGATCGATTTCTCCGTCGAGAAGAAGCAGGACATCAAGGTCGTCTTGGATCCTGTTGTAGATATTAACATACATATTCCTTCGAATGATCTGAATGTGCTGGTCGATTCCAATCAGGTGCAGCTCAAAGTCGAGAGCAAACCGCCAGATGTCGGCTTGATGCTCAAGAAGTACCCTGATGTGATCGTTTTGGCTGCGGGAAACATCGGTCCCATGGGCCCAGAGGGCTCAATAGGTCCTCAGGGCCCGGCAGGTACTCCAGGACCTCCGGGTCCACAAGGTCCATCCGGCGCAGTCAACTCTGTTTATTCGGGAACTTGGCGTTGGACAACGGATCTTGTTGATGCTGCTACTTCGGGTGATATTGGCGTTGACGCTGTTACCTGGGACATTGTTACCGAAATACATCTCAGTGAAACAACTCGACCGGGTGCCGATGTGCTTGCATTTTTACAGAAGTTGAATGTCGGTGACGGATTTTATCTGCAAGAAGCCTCGTCTTCAGCCAATTGGGCACGTTATACAATCGCTGCGCCAGGTATCGACAATGGTAATTGGTGGACCTTTCCGGTTACATTCATTTCTTCGAGCGGATCTCCGCCTTCAAACAATGCCGACACAAGCGTCAGCTTTTTGAAAGAAGGTGCACAGCAAGTCGAGACAACATACGTATTTACCCAAGTTACAGCCGCTATGACGTGGAATATTCTCCATAATCTCAATCGTTATCCGTCGGTAACCGTGGTTGATAGCGGTGGTTCGGAGATAATTCCAACTTTAATCTATATTGATTCTAATTCAGTAACTCTTTCGTTTGGTGCCGCAACTTCCGGAAAAGCCTACCTTAACTAAGGAGATTTGATGCCGACTCTTGGCGCTCCACTCGATTTTGCCAAGCTGGAGGGCCGTAATTTCGTCGGCCATCTGCTCGGTACTGCCCCATCTTCTCCGGTTAAGGGGCAGCTGTACATGAA